AAATCATTAGACAAGACACACTTATTAAAACAATACTTGGTGTGCCACAGTTAATAGATAGTGCCAAAATAGCGAAAGCAGATAGAGACGACCAAAGGAAAGACTGATGACTAAGTACGATAAGCTATTAGCTATTCTTGGTTTATCTTTTGTTTTATTGGTTATAGCTGTAGACATTCGTGCTGATGAAATGATTCACAAGTTTAAGAATCCTAGCTTCTCAGGTGTTGGTACATCCAGTCATTATCTAACTATAGAAAACCAAGAGTTCAATAGAAAGGAAGCTATACGCGAAGAAATTCAAGCCTATGTAGAAGACTTGGAAAGAGAAGCAGAGAACACAACATTAGCTAGGTTTATACGCAACCTAGAGAGTAGAATATACGCACAACTAAGCAGACAGTTGGTTGATAGTTTATTTGGTGAGACTGCATCTGATTTCGGTACGCTAGAACTAGAAGGTAACACTATAGAATATAGAGTAGAAGACGATAAGGTAACATTAATAATCACAGATGAAGAAGGCAACACAACAGAAATTACTGTACCTCTCGGTTCTTTTACTTTCTAGTTGTGCGCTTATCATACCTCCATTAGATAACGGAGTACCCCCCATAAGAAATATAGAACCCGCAGAAGTGGGTTTGTTAATAACAGAATTAAAAAACATTGAATCGCCTGTACGCAAACCTATTGTTGCGGTTTATCCAAACTCTTTTAAAGACAATACGGGCCAACGTAGAAGTAATAGTCAGTACGCTAGTTTTAGTACCGCTATCACACAATCACCAGACGCATATTTAATCAGAGCACTTAAACACTCTAACTTCTTTGATGTAGTAGAACGGACAGGATTAGACAACCTGACTAAAGAAAGACAGATCATACGCACAACCAGAGAAAGTTTTGAAGAAAAACAAAAACTCAAGCCTTTATTGTTTGCTGGTTTATTAATGGAAGGTGGTGTTATAGGTTATGAAACCAATATAAAGTCAGGTGGTGCGGGAGCTAGATATTTAGGTATTGGTATGTCAAAAGAATATAGACAAGACTCAGTTACCATATCTTTACGCACAGTTTCAGTTAGCACAGGAAAAATATTATTAGAAGTTTTGGTCACAAAGACTGTTCTCAGCGCATCTATCTCTTCAGATGTGTTTAGGTTTTATGCAAACAACACAGAATTGGTTGAAATTGAAAATGGTATAGTGGAAAATGAATCTATAAACATTGCATTACAAGCGGCGATTGAAACTGCGGTATTACAAACAATCAACGAAGGTCACGAATCTGGGTATTGGAAACTAAATGAATAAACTAAAGCTATTACTGTTACTTATATCGCTTAATATTTATACAGCGGACAACGAGATATTCATAGATCAATCGGGTGCTACATCTAACTTAGATATAGAACAAGTGGGTGGTGGTGGAAACATCATAGGAGGAGCTGACGCGGCTGCTGGTTCTATGACTGCATTAGATATTGATGGCGCGTCTATGACGTTAGACGTTTTGCAGAAAGGCTCAACAAATAAATTCTTAGGCGATATATGGGCAGATAACTACACAGGTTACTTCTCATTTATAGGTGACAGCAATACTTTTAATATGTCTACAGATGAAACCAACGCTACTGGAGCTGATGGTTCTAATGTAAACGTACAAGTCACAGGCAATACGAACACAATGACGTTGAATCACGCTATGACCGCACTTGCAGCGAACTTAGATTTAGATTGGATAGTGCAAGGTGGAGGTAATAGTATTACAGCAGCTATAGATGTAGATGGTGCTACTAACTACATGGATATTGATGGTAATGACAACACAGTTACTTATGATGGTGACGGTTATGCGGGTGGTTACTTCTACCTAGATCATACAGGTGGATCAAGAACATTTAATATAGATCAGGAATCTACATCTGATAATGATTGGCTTAAGATTACATCTGTTGGGTCTAGCGGTACTGTCTGTGTTACTCAGTCAGACGCAACAACTTCATTCGTCTGTTGATATAGGCTCTATATCTGAGCTTAGAGGCAACGCACAAGTTCTAAGAGACAAACCCTACGGAGCTGAATTAGACTTTGGCATACTGAGTTATGACAAAGTAGAAACTGCAAATGGTCGTATGGGTATTACGTTTATTGATGATACTCAAATAAGACTGACAGAAAACTCACAAGTATTGATTGATGAGTTTATATTTGATCCTAACCCAGATAAATCTAAAATGGCTTTGACCTTTGCTAAAGGCACAGCACGATTTGTTACAGGTAGACTTAATAAAGTTCCAAAGAAAAATATTAAAATACGCACGAATAGTGCAACCATAGGTATAAGAGGAACAGACTTTACAATAACTGTAGACGAACTTGGTAGATCGTTAGTCATCTTATTACCTAATATTGATGGTACGTCTAGTGGTGAGATAACAGTAGAAACTGCTATGGGTATGGTAGTTCTTAATCAGCCCTATCAATCTACGGTAGCAAGTGTGTATGAACAAGCACCTACTAAGCCTGTTATCTTAGATATAACGCTAGACTTAATTGACAATATGTTAATTGTAAATCCACCAGAACCTAGAGAAGACTTACAAGAAGACACTCAACAACAAGCTACAGCAGACTATTTAGATTTTAACGAACTAGAAATTGACTACTTGTCAGAAAACTTCTTAGACAATGAAGCAGACTTAGAGTTTACAGAATTAGATATAGATTACTTAGATGTAAACTTCTTAGAAGACTTACTAAGTGTGCTAGATGCTTTGGCTTTTGCAGAAGAAGAAGATCAGCTAAATCAATCTGCTACATCTATAAACATTACAGGAACAGAGATAGGTCAAGATAAAAAAACACAAATAACAACCCTGGTACAAGGACAAGCCATATCTTTTAGAAGGATGGTAGGCAATTCTTTACGATTAGATGTTGATAACTCTGGCAGTTATACTATTATTTTAGAACAATCAGGTGTTGTAAACACCGTTAAAGTAAATGGCGGTTCTTCTAGTACAATAAAAATTAAACAAGGATCGTCTTAAATAAGTTAAAATTATTATCATTCATTTAATCTATAAGGAGTAATTATGCCAAGAGGTAAAGGAACATACGGAAGCAAAATGGGTAGACCGCCTAAAAGAAAAGTTAAAAAAACCGTATATAAAAAGAAAAAATAATGCCTAAAAAAAAGGCAACAGCAGAAGACAAGCGTAAACAAACCGCTGCCTTTTGGAAATTTATTTTGGATCAAAGGAAAGAAAATGAAAAAAAAGATTAAAGCACCTAGAGGTTTTCACTTTATGAAAAGTGGTAAAAGCTACAAGCTTATGAAAAACAAAGGTAAGTTTGTACCTCACAAGGGAGCAAGTCAAACCGCAGAATTTGAAGTCGTTAAAGAACATAAAACAAAATGAAAGCACTACTTAAAAATTTAGTTGGATCAGTAGCACCAACCCTAGGAACAGCATTAGGCGGGCCTATGGGTGGTATGGCTGCAAATATGATTGCAGATGTATTGGGTTGTAAGAACGAACCTAAAGAAATACAAAAAGCCATAAACAACGCTACACCAGAACAAATGCTTCAACTAAAGAAAGCTGAAGCTGACTTTGAAGTCAAAATGAAAGAGTTAGAAGTAGATGTATTTAAACTAGAAGTACAAGATACTCAAGATGCTAGAAAAACTTTTTCTAAAGATTGGACAGCTAGAATTATAGGAATTGCTACACTAGGCGGATTTCTAGGCTATATCTTTCTTATCACCATTCAGCCCCCCGAACAGAACTCAGAGGCATTAGTCAATCTGGTTCTCGGTTACTTAGGTGGTTTAGCTTCCGCAATTATTAGTTTCTACTTTGGTGCTTCTAATACATCAAATAAGGATGACTAATAAGAACGGTAGATGGAACTGGTACGGAGAAAACAAAGAAACAATGCAAATATCTGAAGAAGGTACATCTTTAATAAAGTCTTACGAAGGTTGTCGTTTAGAAGCCTATCAAGATTCTGTAGACGTTTGGACTATTGGTTATGGTCATACTAAAAATGTAAAAGAAGGCGACAAGATTAATCAAGAAGAAGCTGAGTATATGTTACAAGAAGAAATGATTGAGTATGAAGGCTATATTAATGATCTTGTAGAAGTACCACTAGAACAATGTCAATTTGATGCTTTGGTATGTTGGGTATATAACTTAGGCCCTACAAATTTAAAAAACTCTACATTACTAAAAGTTCTAAATGAAGAAGACTATAGTGGTGTTCCAGAGCAGATAAAAAGATGGAACAAAGCTGGCGGTGTTATCTTAGGTGGCTTGGTCAAACGCAGAGAAGCAGAAGCAAATTTGTTTGAAGGGAAAGAGTGGGATAAACTGAGCTAATCATGGATGGAATGTTGTTTTGGAACATAATAATTAGTTTGGTATTTGCACCAATCTTTTATACGCTTAAGACTCA